ATCAGTTTCTACAGGACCAACTGCAGATTATCTAGTTCCAAACAATAGTTTACAAGATTATGTTTTTGATTTTAGTTCTGACAAAGTAACAATTCCTTCTTATGCTTTAACGCAAAACGCTACTGTTTCTTTCTGGGTAAATTTCGATAGCATTCCAGATGATGTTGTATTGGGAGGTGTTTATGGTGATAGATACCCTCTAATTAAAAGCTATCTTGGTAACTTTCAAATTCTTATTTCTGCTCCAGGCCAAAATACATTTTTTACAACAAATACTGCATTAGTAATAAATACTTGGTATCATATAGCAATAAGTCAAAATAGTTCGTCTGCAACTTTATATATAAATGGAGAAGTACCATCATCTGGAGGCACTGGAAATCCAGCTACACCAACATTAACGATTATTGGTGGTTTTTCAAGTGGAAACCCTAATCTTGATGGACAACTGTCAAATGTTTCTATTTTTAATAGTACTTTGCCAGCTACTGGAACAGAATCAATTGCTTCATTATACAACAATGGAAGTCCACCAGCAGATATTTCTTCTTATAGTGGTTTACAAAGATGGTATAAACTAAACGCTGAAGATGTTTTTGCCTATCCAAATTGGATTATTATAGATTCAGCTGGAAGCAATAATGGTGCAAGCGTTGGAATGACTTCAGCTAACTTAGTTCAATCTAACTTACAATTAGGTGTTGGGTATTCGCCCTATGCGCTTGAACTAGACGGAGCTTCAAATTATTTTTCTTGTGGTAGTGAACTAGGAAATTCACTTGGAAATGCTGTAACAAATTTTACTTTATCTGGATGGTATACAGCTCAAGGTGGGGCTAGCAACGAGGGTTTATTTGGACTTAGTGATGCTTCTGGTAATAATAAATTTTCACTTGTTCAATCAAACTATGCCAGGAGAATTGTTTTTTTTAATAATGGTGCGATACAAAGATCTTTTGATTATGATTCTAGAAATCAATGGGCAAACTTTGTAATAGTAGTTAGTGGTAATGGAAGTTCTCCTTTAACAATTAAATATTACCATGATGGAACAGAATTAAGTATTAGTTCATCGTCTGGAACACTACCTAATTCAATAGATTTTTCTGGAAATAATGCTTACATAGGAAACGCATATCCATTAACTAATTTTTTTAATGGTGATGTTTCAAACTTTAGCTTTTTTAATTTTAGTTTAACAAGCGCGCAAGTAACAGAGCTCAATAACAATCAAAGAACTGCTAATCTGAATAATTTATCATTTGCAAAACCATTAGCATGGTGGGAATTAGGTTCTAATAGTTCTTTTAATTCAACCACAAACACGTGGACAGCTTTAAATCAAGGAACATCAACAGGTGGTAACGCTATAAGTACAGCAAACATGACAAATGATGATATTATAAACGGAGTTGGATACACTGCCAATGGTTTAGGAAATAGTTCAATAGATATTGTAGGTGATGCACCCTACAGCACAGCAAATGCTCTTAGTGTGAATATGGACGTTTTAGACAGAGTTGAAGATACGCCAAGTTAAAATATTAAATAAATAAAAATGAATAATAAAAGTTATATAGTAATTGAGCTAAGTAATACAAACTTAGTTTTATTTTCTCAAGTAGATCAGCAAAATGCACAATCAATGAGAAGAAATTTAGCAAACACTCAAGGGTTATTAAGTTACAGAGTAGCTCCAAGTTTTGTTACAGATGGTAGTTTACCTATCGTTGGTGATGTAATGAATCAAGATGAAGCTTTAGCTTTAATGGCAACTGCAGCTTGGAGTAAGCCAGATCCTATTGATTAATAGATAAATGTAAAAAAAGATTATGAGTGGTAATATTCCTATAGACAACCCTGCTGTTCGAACTTATTGGATAGCTTATGGCAGCAACTCAGAAGAAGATGTCAAGAGCTATGGCTATGTAGATCCTCAGCAAAAGCTTTTATCCAAGTGGTTTATCGATGAAACAATAGATGAAGCTGAATGGATAGCAGAACTCGCATCTCATGGCATAACGCCTGAGCCGCCAGAAGAAGAGTAAAACAAATACAATTAAATTAAATCAAATGAAAATTAAAGAAGAAGAATTATTATTAATTCAAGAGCAACAAAAACAATTAAACGAATTAATTACCAACATCGGATTATTAGAATCTCAAAAGCATGGATTACTTCATGAAATAGCTGGTGTTAATAAAGAAATTGAAGATTATAAAGAGATATTAGAAGCTGAATACGGCGCTATTAATATTAGTCTTGAAGATGGTACTTACACTGAGATAGAAAAAGATGTCGAAGGTAATAAGGAAGATTAGTATAGGTTCTGACTATAAGAATGAGGCAATGCATTATTCTACTGGTCAGGAAGTGTATGGTGGACATACTATTAGCGATATTCTTTTTGAAGACAAAGACCAATCATATAATATTTTTATAACTAAAAATAATGAAGTCTTGCCTTGGAAAAAGTTTAATGCTAATATGTCAATATCTGTAGAGTATGATCTTAAATATTGATGCAAAGCTTATATTATTTTATTGTCAAACCTTTAAACAATAGGTATGACAATACAAGAAGAGTTGCTGGTACTGATCTTATTATCAATAGTGGTATTGAAGATCACAGATTTATTAGTAAAAAAGCTGTAGTAGTTTCTACTCCTGCAGCTTATACTACTAAAATAAATGTAGGGGATGAATTATATATTCATCATAATATATTTAGAAGGTGGTATGATCAAAAAGGTAAAGAACGAAATAGCTCAACTCATTTCAAAGATGATCTTTATTTTGTTGCACCTGAGCAAATCTATATGTATAATTTAAAACCACATTTAGATTATTGTTTTATAAAACCACTTAAAAACCAAAGTATCTTAGAGAACAGAAAAGAACAACCTAACGTTGGTATAGTAAAATATTCTAATAAGTCCTTAGAAGCTCTAGAAATAACACCTGAAACACTTATTACGTTTACACCTAACTCTGAGTTTGAGTTTATTATAGAAGGTGAACGACTTTATTGTATGAAATCTAATGATATAGCTTTAACTCATGAATACCAAGGAAACGAAGAAGAAAATAATCCAAGCTGGGCAGAAGGCTGTTGAGGAACTTATTAAGGTAGCAAAAGAAAAGATTGTTGACTCAGACGATGATGTAAGCGCTGATAGATTAAAGAATGCTGCCGCAACAAAGAAACTAGCTATATTCGATGCTTTTGAAATACTTAATCGCATACAAATAGAAGAAGATATACTAAATGAAAAACCTAAGGAAGTTAAAGAACAAAAAACTTTTAAAGGTTTTGCAGAAGGGAGAAGTAAGTGAGTTACGAACAAACTCTTTGGAAAGAAATTAAGGACGTTGTAAATCCTAAGATATTAGCTAAAAACAATAGATTTAAAAAATGGGATTATGGTTATAATTCTGATTATGATTTTATAGTAATAAGTAAAACAGGTAAAATTGGACAAATCATTGAAATACAGAATCTCAGGATTGCTTTACCAGCAACAGATGAACCGTTTAAACGAAGTAAAAACAAAGCGGAACAATATTGGGAAAAGCAAGAGTACCCGAAAGAGCTAAGTAGAATTAAAAGTAGGTTTGACTGGGAAGAATATCCAGCTGAGTTTAAAGAGAAATGGTATGAATATATTGATGAAGAATTTAAGCGTAGAGAAGAAGGTTTTTATTTTTATAATAACGGTATTCCTGTGTACATTACTGGCACTCACTACATGTACTTACAATGGTCAAAAATCGACGTTGGAGCACCGGATTATAGAGAGTCAAACAGACTCTTCTTTATATTTTGGGAAGCATGCAAAGCAGATGCAAGATGTTATGGTATGTGTTACCTCAAAAACAGACGATCTGGATTCTCTTTTATGTCAAGTGCAGAACTTGTCAACCAAGCTACAATATCCTCAGACTCTAGATTTGGAATATTATCCAAGTCTGGTGCAGATGCCAAAAAAATGTTTACGGATAAAGTTGTCCCAATATCCGTTAATTACCCTTTCTTTTTTAAACCGATCCAAGACGGTATGGACAGACCTAAAACTGAGTTGGCTTATAGGGTTCCCGCATCAAAACTAACTAGAAGAAAGCTAGAAACTAACGAACAGCTTAGAGAATTAGATGGGCTTGATACAACTATTGACTGGAAAAATACAGGCGACAACTCTTACGATGGCGAAAAGCTAAAGCTATTAGCTCATGATGAGAGTGGTAAATGGGAAAGACCTGATAATATATTAAATAACTGGAGAGTTACAAAAACTACATTGCGTTTAGGATCAAGAGTAGTAGGAAAATGTATGATGGGCTCAACTTCAAATGCTTTAGATAAAGGTGGAGAAAACTTTAGAAAACTTTATTACAATTCAGACGTTACAAAAAGAAATAGAAACGGACAAACATCTTCTGGGCTCTATAGCCTGTTCATTCCTATGGAATGGAACTATGAAGGATTCATCAATATTTATGGACTACCTGTGTTCGTTAGAGCAGAAGGTAAAGTCAAAGGAGCTGATGGTTATGAAATTACAACAGGAGTTATCGAACATTGGCAAAACGAAGTTGAAGGACTTAAATCAGACAGTGATAGTTTAAATGAATATTATCGCCAGTTTCCAAGAACTGAAGCACATGCTTTTAGAGATGAAACAAAAGATAGTTTATTTAATTTAACTAAAATCTATGAACAAATAGATTATAATGAAGAAATAAATAACATAAATAGTGTTACTAAAGGTAGTTTTCAATGGGTAGATGGTGTTAAAGATACTTCTGTAATATTTGTACCTAATAATAATGGTAGATTTTTAATATCCTGGGTACCACCTAAAAACCTACAAAACCGAGTGATACTAAGTAATGGGGTTAAAAGCCCTGGCAATGAACACATTGGAGCGTTTGGTCTTGATAGTTACGATATATCAGGAACTGTTGATGGTAAAGGTTCTAATGGCGCGTTGCATGGTTTAACTAAGTTTTCAATGGAGGATGTACCACCTAGTCATTTCTTTTTAGAATATATATCAAGACCTCAAACAGCTGAGATATTTTTTTGAAGATGTATTAATGTCTATGGTGTTTTATGGCATGCCTATACTTGCTGAAAATAATAAGCCTAGGTTCTTATATTACTTAAAAAGAAGAGGTTATAGAGGTTTTTCAATGAATCGACCTGATAAAATTTGGAATAAACTTTCAACAACTGAAAAAGAAATAGGTGGAATACCTAATTCAAGCG